GGGGACTGTTGCATATAGTCTGGTTACCTACCCGAGGAGTAGTGGTGGCGGAGGGATCTTACCCGTCCAACGGACAACATAGCTTCCTGTAAAAGGCGATTTTGTTATCGGTTGCATTACGCACCCCAGAATTTCACTGGGACATTGTCTGCTTATAGCACCAAACAGTGGTTATAGTACTAGCAATTCCATTGCATCGAGCAGAAGCGGCCCTGCTTCAGTCAGTATGATTTCCGCATAATGTTCGGCATAACTTGCGCCGGTCGCCATCGCCATAGCTAGGGTTTCACCTGCTTGTGCGACAACTTTAACAATATGTACTGCTGAGTCGAGACGATTCTTGATCGTGCGTAATGGTTTGACCTTTGCAAACCGATGCTGATGGACAGCATCGGGTTGCAAGTTCCAGGTGTTCCTTTCAGAAAATTCTTCCTGAAGGCGGATCCCGTTACACATTACTGTGGTCTCGCTATTTGGATTACCCTTGTCATTCGATACAACAGTCATCGTTCCAGAAAATGGTTCCTTGAAAGTGATGGCACTGTATTCTATCGGATACTCAGAGTTCTCCAAGTGGTATGTCGTACCTGCATTGTGCTCCATATCCACCATGAGAGTAGAATGGTCACTGATCAAAGCCCTTTCAGTTCCATCTGCAGAGTATCTATCTGCTGGAAATAAGGGAGGAAAAGTGCCTGCAAACTCATGGCTGTGATTGAAGGATGAGATATGGCACACCTTCGCGGTGGCGGATCCTACACGCGGTGATGACAGGTCGATCGTGTATTCCACAAATATATCTCCAAAGTTCAAGGAGGAGTTTTCTGTGGGATCGGTGTCTGTCAACACGCACGCAATGTAGCCCAAATCGGTCGTCCGCTGCTCAGATGGGTCAACCAACTCAGAATGGAATTCACGAACGTACATTGTGTCATTCTTTCTGAGTGCGCTTGCTGGTAAGGAAACGCTAAGTGGTTGATAAACTGGGCCACGAACGCAATTTTGGGCATTCATTAGCTGGTACCGATCCGTTGGAACTGGATCGGCGGGGTCATAAATGGGGCATAACGCCACGCCTCCATATTGGAGGGTTGAGCACACGGGTTTGTACATAAACTTAATTGAGACTACTTGGTACTTCTCAAACCGTGTGGCCAATCCACTCAACCATGGGAAGGTTCGCCCATCTCCCGGGTTTAACGGGAGTACATAGGGTGCTGCTTCCACCTTCTGATTGGTGGTGGGGTCATGGTATGCTGGTGTCGATGTCTGATGACTCAGAGTCCCACAAAACTCTCTGTGGGATACACGCATTCCGCCATTTGGCAGGGTGCTAATCCTGCGATTTGGTGTAGACTGTTGTCTACGCTGTTTGGGTTTGGAGGCTTGTTTCCGGCCTCCGCGGTTCTTTTGTTGATTGGTAACGTGGAAATTTCGCCATCTCGACTACGTCATGTCAGTAGATGGTATATTACCCGAGTGTTCAAACTTACTCACTTTCTCAAGTGGCGGCACTTGGACACACAACCTGTACTAAATAGTACTCCGCTCAAACCTCCCAGGCGTTCCGTGTTGCGCTAAGGGCATATTGCACGTGACGGCCGTAATCAGGGGAGGAGTTGCTATGCCGCCTCACACTAAGTGAGGGGTCTTCCGAAGCATTTTGTTTCGAGCCTTATTACCTTCGATTGGTAATAACAGTGTCGCTTAGTAACGGCGAGCCTCTATGGACAGCCAAGAGCTGCCCTGCCTTACTAGGGTTCATCGGGGTTGTAAAGCCCGTGCTTACGTCTGTCCCAATTATGGACAGGGCAAGCCCCTGATGTTACACGTCGCCTCAGAACTAGTCATTGACTAGATCAAATACAACATCGCGCATATGCTCTTCAGCCTCAACCATATCCCGGTTGGGCGCGATGGTCTTGTCCCATTTTGGTGGGCACACACAAAGTAGTGCTAATGGTACTTCAGGTCTCTGCTGATGCAATGGTTTTCCAGCCCATATCGGTGGCTGCATTGTATCAAATGATTTCTCAATCATTACCTGGTCATGTGGCGTGATGCCATAAGCCCAGAAGTATGAGATCCTGCTTCCCAAAGTGACTTTACTACAACGTGGTATCATTCCCTCGACCAACTTATCACGGAATCTATAGTAATAAGAGCCTTCGCGGGGCATATAAGGTCGAGCCCCAGTTGCTAGCCATTGGTAATAAGCTTGCGCAATTGGTACTCCCTCTGATGCTGCTGCTCCGCAGCCCGCTACAGCGCCCAACCATCGTTTGTATGGTTTGGCGGTCGAAATTTTCTTGGTGGTCATGAGATCACTGTAAAGTCGTTTGTGTGGATTGGGTACAAGTTTGTACTTCCCGTTTATTTCTACGGGGTGTGTTTGGCAGAATTCGATTTCTTCTAGTTCGTTGAAGATACCCTCAATCTTCATGGTAATTCCCTGTTCTAAAAACCAGGGTTGGATGGTGTCCGCGATGCATTGGAGATCTTTCCTCTCAACGATCAATACATTGTCATCTCCGTCGTTCAGGAGTTCAAACCGTACATGCAAGTGTAGGCGTAGGTACCGATACATCAAATGTAACATGTTGATGATGTTTCCAAGAGACGTATTCTTGTCTCCTGACATTCGGCAACCTATAACCTTGTACTTGATTGTACCGGTCTTAGACTTGTATTTTCCAAAATTCCATAATTGTTGTGCTAGTAGTTCCTCTAGCGGGGGTACTAAGGGGTCCGGACTTTCACCATCGACCATCAGTCTGTACACTTTATGTTCCTCGCGTAACAGATCCACGTGCTGATGTTGGTCATACCTGGCAGCGTCTAGTCCTATTGCTACCGGGTCGCTAAACTTGTCCCATTTAGCCTTGATGGTTTCCCCTCTCGTATCGAGATTCATGCCCTTGGCGACGGTCCTAAGTGGTGATGGACCGTCCGCAAACATATCATCGAGGATGGCATAGATCTTTTCCTCTATTGGATCTAGATATGTTCCGATTGCGACGTGATATCGCGGCGAGCGAGTTTGGATAGCTCGTGGGGGTTTGGGCACCCACTTATTCAGTGTGTCTGAATACTTCCATTCTCTATGTTCATCCTTGGTGAACATGCTTATTTGTGCATCACTTTTCGAAAAGGCTTCTGTTTCAAATGATTCGGCAGCCTGCGTGTATCTTTTCAATTGGGCCCCACCGTATTTACCTAGAAATTCTGGTAACGTCGCCGGGCTGACCCTTTCTCCTGAGTACAAGCGGTTAAAACTGTTTTCAAATGCTCTTTGAAATGGCAGACTTCTCTGCTCAAATGTATTACGTCTCTCCACAGCGGCCTCCACACTCCGTCCCAATTCTGGACAGGGTAGAGGCGGCCGTTGGAACTCTCCTTTAAGTTCAACGCAATACACCCTTTCGATCAGCCCATGCAAAGCACTGGCCACATCGTTGTTCGGCATGTCCCCACATGCCCCGAACAAGTTCTTGACTTTATAAAACACCCTGGGGTTAAATGGTGTCTCCGCCTGCCTCGCTACTCTCAACTGGATCTCCTCCATCTTCGACGTCATGTTAATTTCTCTATGATCAAGAGTAGACGTGGAAGAACTTCCAGTTTGGTAAGCGAAGCGGCCCTATGCCACGCTCAACTCGCGCCGATTTCCAACGGTCGCGAGCATGGCAGCGAATTCAGGAGCATCAAACAAAGTTTGTAGGTCCTGTTCTTCTGCCAACGGCACCCAGAACAAGGGTTCAGCCTGATTGCATATTCGAAGCATATCAAGCGAACGAACGTTCGCCCACGTCGGGTCTACCTTCCGCTTGTTCATCGCTACTTTCTTCAAGTGAACGCTAACAAGCTGGCGGGATTCCGCAGAGAAGGCAATGATGCCTAACGTAAGACGAACGTCTGATGCGAGTTCCACGGCTTTCTCAGAAATAGTAATAGGTTTTCTGGTCTTGCGTGACTCCATCTGTACTGGGGTGGCTTCCGTAACTTCGATCGTGGAGTTCATGACCGCTGAGTAAACTGCAAGTTCAGCACTAGTGGTGCTTGGTTTCAATTTCTCAACAATCGACTCACGCCATTTCCTAGCAAACATGGGGAGTTTGCTCTTACTAGGAGTGGCGGACATTTCTGTCTCACGAATCGTACGGGAGGGTTCAAGGCGTTTCGCGAGAGCAAGTTTCCAACTCTGGCGAAAGGTTAGTGGTTCTAGGGTGACTTCTCCATCCACTGCGGATACGTTTAGGCCGCGAATATCAACAGTCTTGCTCTTAATTCGAGATGATGTTGATTCCGGCGCACGATGTACCCTGTCGTCCACAATAATGCTCAGTTCCATATCTGAGGTGGGTCCAGCTTGTTCCTGCTGTAAGCTGCTGGTTTCCAATCCAGTAGTTATCTCTTCACACCTGTCATCTAGACCTGGTTCGCGAAAAGTTACTCTGGTTCGGCTTGGAAGCAGTTGCGACGGTTCCGGTCGCGTCTCCGAGGAAGGAGGGATCTCTGTGCAATTTTCATACACAGATGGGGTCGTACTTGTTGAGATCGAATCGTCAGATCTCGTCTCCATTTCCGGAGGGTCCACCGCAGCTGGTCGGGTTGTTTCGACGGGGGTTGCTACAGATGGGGTCGTACTGGGCGCGACGCCGAACCAGTTCTCATCTAACGAGTAGTCGAGAACCAGCACGCGTGCCGGACTAGGGGGTTCAGGTGACATGCTAGACATAAGACGATAGAAAACAATATCGCCCCATGCCCAACATGTCACCAACCAAAAGCAAAAGCTGAAGGAAGGTACCACATCGGGCACCTACTCCTAACCTTTCGGTAGCCTTCATCCAAGATTGTGTCCTATTTACGCAGGTTGCTCATACAACAGGTTTGCTCGTAACGCTTGGACGTCTTGTCGGACTGCTAGGACCCAGAGGGGGAACCACACACATACTATACGCTAACAATCGTCAAGTCATTGATTTCCAATATTTAGGAAACCTCTCATTAGACTGGTATAGCACGGTGGGCCCATTGCTCATGTTCTCTAGCTGGGGAATAGGAATTTCTTCGACCTTGACTGCACTCTACGTGAACCGATATTTTCATCAGCGAGATACAGCTTTAGGTCTGGGAACAAGACCATCTCTACGATGGCCGCGAAGGCGAAGCCTTGGAATAACCTTGAGCCGGTCAAACTGTTGATTAATTATCAACTTAGATCACTTTTAACGAATTGCATCAGTGTTTCGGCGTTACCCCCATCGCCCACATGCTAATGTGAGCTAACCAAGGGGGATTCAAATTGCTAAGCGTTCAACCCGGTTACCGATTGAGCGGAAAACCAC